AAGAACCGCGTGTCGAGTATGAAATAACCCCGGTTGAGTTCGGGTAAAGGAAACGCCTATGGCAAGACCTAATAAAATGGGATTGGATTATTTCCCTTTTGACGTTGATTTCTTTAATGATGAGAAGATTGTAGCCATATCCGGGGAATTCGGGATTAAAGGAGAAATTGTTGTAATCAAGCTGCTTTGTGCGATATACCGAAATGGATATTTCATATTGTGGAATGATCTGCTGAAATTCAAACTCCTTAGAGACCTGCCCGGAGTGTCTTCTGAATTGCTCGACAGCATAATGAACCGTTTAGTCTTATGGGGCTTCTTTGACAAAGACCTGTTTGATTCGATGGGAGTTCTTACCAGTGCGGGCATCCAGAAGCGATATTTCAAAATATCTAAAAGGCGTAAATCTGTGGATGATTTTAGATACTTATTAATCAAAGTTAGCGGTTGCGAAAACAAGGAAGTTTTTTCTTCCGACGATGGAGATGTATCGAGCGATACAGTTAATGTTTGCAATGGCGGGGTTAATGTATGCAATAACCCTTTTACTGCCGACATTAATGTATGCAAAAACACCACAAAGAAAAGGAAAGGAAATAATAAAGAAATCTCTCTATCGAGAGATAAAGAAAATCTTCCCCCTCCCGAAATTTTAGGCAAAGGATTAGACGAATGCTATGAGGAATTGTCAAGGGACATGAGCTGGAGTGAAATCGTAACGATGAATACACGTAATTCCGGTTACAAGGATTTTACGGTAGATATGTTCAAAACGTATTTAAAACGTTTTTTCGAGAAGCTCCAGAATGAGGGGGAAAAGGTTAAATCACCAAAGGATGCGAAATCACACTTTGCTAGATGGCTGAAAATTGAGCTTGAAAAACAACGAAACAATGGGAACAATAGGAGCTGTTATACAAGCAAGCAGGAAGCTAACGCCTACGCTCTTAGCTTGCTACAACAACATAAGCGAGACCTCGAAGAAGGCTTGGCTGACCAAATGGAAAGACCGTTCTGAGGTTGAAAGAGTATTTTCACCAACTCAGTGGGGATATGCCCTTCAGAATCCGGAAAAGGCTTATATGGCAGACTGTCCCTCGCTGATGCAGTATGATGCGCTTTACGGCCATGGTTCCTCCGAATATTGGATTGACATACAGGTGTCTGGCATATTCGGGGCTTCCAACAGCAAGGAAAAGGGAGTTGCTGATGGAATAAGAATCTTCTGCCAGTCCTTTGCCTCACAGGTTAAGGCTTACAAACTTTCTGAGTTGATGTTGTTTTTCGCACGCTACAAAGCTGGAAAGTATGATAATTCATTCGCCTCTTTCGATGCCAGAAGAATTGGCAATGCCTTTTTCAAGGAGTTCAGGTCAGAAAGGAATTATGAGCTGGACGCTATAAACCGAAAGAGAATCCAGAATGAGATAGAGAACAGAAGATTCACTCCACCCGAAGGATATTCTTCTTTGAGCTGGTACAACGAACTAAAACGCCGTGCGGAATCCGGTGATGCAGAATCCAAGCAAATAATAGATTTATGGAAAAAATCAGAATAAAGTGGAGCTCCAAAGGCATGAAAAGACGTAAAGAGATATGTGAACGTTTCGGTTTCAGCTCATATCTTACCCTGAATCATGAATCTGAGGTGTATGTCAGAGCTGAGGACCTGCCTGTCTTTAACGAGACTGTACGGCGTGGTTTTCTGACCGTTTTACCCTCTGGTAAAAAGGCGTAAAAATGGCGAAGTTTCTGTTTGTAAAACTTGTTCTCAACGTTTATCTTTATTGATATAACAAACTAAAAGTCAAACCAATACATTAAAACTATGGATATTAAAAACATTCTGATTGACAAAATCAGTCCTTCTCCGATAAATCCGAGAAAGAGCTTTGATGGAGCCGCCTGTCCGGATGAGAAAAGCGGCGATGTTATCAACATTAACGATGCTTATAAGATGAAAAGCATGATTCCATTTTTGACAAACAACTAACGACCATGGCAAGTAATGAAAGTTTCAAACAGGCAATCAAAGCCTATCTGGACAAACGGGCGGAAGAAGATTCACTGTTCGCCCCCAAATATGCGAATGAGAAGAAAAGCATTGATGAATGCTGTAGTTATATCATGGGTGAAGCCAGGAAGCGTGGTAACGCCGTAGCGATTTCAGACGAGGAGGTCTACGGGATGGCAGTGCACTACTATGATGAGGACGATATCAAAATAAACCGGCTGCCTGCCGGAGAGAAAACGTCCGTATCATCCTCCGCCAAACCTGTGGAACTCACCGAAGAAGATAAGAAAGCGGCACGTGACAAAGCAATCGCACGGCTGGCGGAAGAACAATACCAGACACTCAGGAAGAAAAACGTCCGAAAGAAAGCAGATGATAATGTCCAACAAATGAGCCTGTTCTAATCATGAAACCGAGAACGAAACTTGAGAAACGTGTAACCGGACTAAGCGGCAAACTGTCCGCCGTTACCGAAGTACAAAAAGAATGGGCGAAAGAACATATATTCACCCACGAAGCATATAGGTGCAAGGATGAGCTATGGTGTTCCGAGTGCGGCGGAACATGGATAGACACAAGCAATAGCGAGCTGGGAACCACCCTGCTCGGTGATACGACCGAATGCCCGTACTGCCACCACAAACTGGACGTAAAGGTCAGCCGGAAACGAAAAGTCGAGGAAGAAAAGTACATGTCCATCTTACAGACCGCCGGAGAGTTCCAGATCATAAGACATATACTATGCTGCAAGTACGCCAGAAAAAGGAATTTTGATTTGAACAGCAGACAGGATTATATTCACTATACTTTCTTTGAAGTGGTCCAGGAATGGATCACCGTCGAGGGGAAACGCACCATCATGGCAAAACCGATGAATATGGGAAGCAGCGGATGGATATATTCGGAACCACTGAGCATAAAGGGTGAATACGGCAGTTACAGTTGGAATTATCGTGGAGACCTATATGCGATATGGGGATGGATATATCCAAGAAAGAAACTGCTCCCGGAATTGAGAAAGCGGGGAATCGGGAAACGGTTCCCCGATGTACCCCCCTCAAAACTTGTACGAGACCTTCTGAAAGGTGGCAATGATGCGGAATTATGTATCAAGACCGGACAGACGGATATGTTAAAGCACATGTACAAAACGGGCTATTACCAACTCCGATATAAACCGTCCTTCAACATCTGCAACCGCAACCGTTATATAATCAGAGATGCAAGCATGTGGAATGACTATATAAGCCTGCTGTCCTATTTCCACAAGGATCTGCATAACGCCAAATACGTATGTCCCAAAAATTTAAAAGCCGAGCACGACAGATTACTAAGAAAGAAAAATGAAATTGAGGCAAGGCAAAGAAGGGAAAGGGACAGAATAAAGGCTATCCAAAAAGAAAAGCAGCTCAAGGAGGATATAGCATCATTCTACAACCGGATGGAAAGATTCTTCGGCATGGAAATCAAAGGCGACGGCATAACCATCCGTCCGCTTGAAAGCGTAACCCAGTTCTACAAGGAGGGCAAAGCCATGCACCATTGTGTATACGCCAACAGGTATTACAGACGCAGTGAATGCCTGATCATGACAGCCATAGCCGGAGAAAAACATGTGGAAACCATCGAAGTGAATCTTAAATCTTTTCAGATAGTACAGTCAAGAGCCGTATGCAACGGAACATCAGAGTATCATGACCGCATTATAAGGCTTGTGGAAAAGAACATGAGTTTAATCAAAAAAAGAATAGCATAATGAAAGATTATATAGAATTTTTGAAAGACAAGATGGCAATCAGCCATCAGACAGGATTTGAAGTTAAGGCTGATGAACTTACCCCGTACTTATATCCCCATGTGAAAGATACAGTACGTTGGGCTGTTTCCGGCGGTTGCAGGGCGATATTCTCCAGCTTCGGTATGCAGAAGACCGTAACTCAGTTGGAGATACTGCGGGTGATCCTGAACCGCACAGGAGGCAAAGGGTTGATAGTTTGCCCCAAGCGTGTAGTAGTGGAGTTCCTGACACAGGCCGAAAAGCATCTGGGCATGAAAGTGAACTATGTACGTACTATGCAGGAGGTAAAGCAATGTCCGACCAATATCATGGTAACAAACTATGAACGTGTCCGTGACGGTGAAGACGGAATAAGAATAGAACCTTCCTACTTTACCGTTACCTCATTGGATGAAGCGAGCGTATTACGTGGATTCGGGACCAAGACCTATCAGGAGTTTCTTCCTCTGTTTGCAGAAGTTCCGTACAGGTTTGTTGCCACTGCCACGCCATCACCCAACAGATACAAGGAGCTGATACACTATGCCGGCTACCTTGGAGTGATGGATACCGGGCAGGCACTTACAAGGTTCTTCCAGCGTGACAGCACGAAAGCGAACAATCTTACCCTCTATCCCCACAAGGAGAAGGAATTTTGGTTATGGATAAGTACATGGGCATTATTTCTTACAAAACCATCTGATCTCTGTTATCCCGATACAGGATATGAGTTACCGGAGTTACGAGTACATGAAGAAGTCGTGAGTGTGGACAACTCCACTGCCGGCACCGACCGTGACGGACAGGTCAAGATGTTCCGCGAGGCTGCTCTCGGACTTGTTGATGCGGCAAAGGAACGCCGGGACAACATGACTGAGAAAATAGCCCGTGTGGTGGAAATAATCAACCGTTCCGAAAACAAGGATGATCATTTCCTTTTATGGCACGACTTGGAGGCTGAACGTGAGGCACTCTGCAAGGCAATTCCCGGATGTAAGGCTGTGTATGGCTCGCAAGATGATGAAAAAGCCGACAGGGTGATAGCGGACTTCAAGGATGGCCGCCTGAAATATCTGGCCGCCAAACCTGAAATGCTTGGTGAGGGTCTGAACTTCCAGTACCACTGCCACAAGGCAATCATGTTCATTGACTACCGTTTCAACGACAAGTTTCAGGCAATAGCCCGTATCTACCGTTTCATGCAGCAGCATCCGGTTGACCTCTATCTGGTCTATGCGGAAAGTGAGGGAGAGATATACAAGAGCTTCATGCAGAAGTGGGCGCAACACCGCCAGATGGTAGCCAGAATGACCGATATAGTCCGCAAGAACGGTTTGTTCGGTTTACAGGCAGAGGAAAAGATGATGCGCTGGATGTTCGCCAGTCGGGAAGAGAAGTCCGGCAAACTGTGGAAAGCTATCAATAATGACAATGTACTTGAATGTCAGAAGATGGAAGATAATTCGGTAGACCTGATTGTAACCAGTATCCCGTTCTCCAACCACTACGAATATACGCCTACCTATAATGATTTCGGACATAATGAAGACAACAGCAAGTTCTTTGAGCAGATGGACTATCTCACCCCGGAGCTTATGCGTATTTTAAAGCCCGGCCGGTTGGCCTGCATCCATGTAAAGGACCGTGTACTGTTCGGCAACGCTACGGGTGACGGTATGCCCACCATCGACCCGTTCAGCGAAATGACAGTGTTCCATTATCTGAAGCACGGATTCCGCTACATGGGGCGTATTACAGTGGATACGGATGTAGTAAGGGAGAACAACCAGACTTATCGGCTTGGATATACTGAAATGTGCAAGGACGGTTCAAAGATGGGTATCGGTTGCCCGGAATATGTTCTTCTTTTCCGAAAGTTGCCTTCTGATACCTCACGAGCCTATGCTGATTTGCCGGTGACAAAGAATAAGAGTGAATACTCGCTCGCCCGTTGGCAGATAGATGCCCATGCAAGTTGGAAATCATCGGGTAACTCTCTATTGAGCTATGAGGACATGAAAGGAACCGGAATAGACAAGATACGCCATCTGTTCAGGAACTACGAACGCGAGCATATATATAACTACGAAGAACATGTATCATTCGCAGAGGAATTGGAAGCTTACGGAAAGCTGCCTAAAACGTTTATGGCCGTTGATCCGGTAAGCAAGAAGCCCTGGATATGGGATGATGTCACCCGGATGCGCACGCTCAATACCAAGCAGTCACAGAAGAAACGGCAGAACCACATCTGCCCTTTACAGCTCGATATCGTTGAAAGACTGATTGAACGGTACTCAAACAAGGGTGAGCTGGTGTTTGACCCCTTTGGAGGTATCGGCACTGTGCCTTATTGTGCCATAAGGCTGAAACGTAGGGGATTATCTACTGAACTGAATTATGACTATTGGAAAGACAGCCTTTCATATCTGTATGAGGCGGAGATGGAAGTTAGCGCACCCACATTGTTTGATTTAATGGACAGTGCCGTATGAACATCTATCACACAGAACCTAGATTCGACTGCGAGAAATTCGCTCCATGCGGGCGCATCTCCCTGCACAAATGCCGGAAGTACAAAGGCAGACTGGATGAATGCAGGGGATGTACGCTTGTACGCCGTAAAGCCAAAACGGTTGCCGGTACGGAAGCCGGAAGAAAGGTTTGTCCGCATTGCGGACGTTCCCTTCCGCTCCACCGGTTCTATAACAGGACTGTCAGATATGGGGATAAGGAATACCAATGTCTCACCTCCTGGTGCAAGATGTGTATGAGTGAAGTCGCAGCGGAAAGAAATCGTAATAATTAATTTAAAAATCCAATGAAAAACGTAACGAAAATAGCCAAGAAGTCAGCCAGACTTAGCCAAAAATGTTCGATTTGTCCACTTATGCGAAGATGTACTTTAGAAATCCATAGAGCTTGTTTTGACAGCTTTGTGGAGGGATTCAAGAAAGGAGCCAAAGCAGCAGAAAAGGAAATAAACAAGAAATTCAAAACGGAGCAATTATGAATCAAAAAGCAAAAGATTATATCAGACGTAACACTTTGGATTTGGAAAGTGACAACCGGATGGATTCTACCGGCTATGTGCAATATGCCATATCAGAAGCAAAAGCCTATGCAGCAATAGCAATAGCCGAAGAAGAAATGAGACAAAAAGCCATTGAAGCATTCAAATTTGCCGTTGATGGTTATTTCATAATTGGCGGTACCGATTATTCAGCTAGTAGATTAAATGAATTTATTAAAAAACTTGACTCTTAATGATTATGAAGATAATTGTTAGTTTTTCCGGTGGTAAGGATTCGCAAGCCTGTTTAATCCAGGCGACTAATAAATATGGAGCCGATAAAATAGAAGCTGTATTTTGTGATACAGGTTGGGAGCATCCCGATACTTATCAACATATTAGTAACGCGTGCAAACAACTTGATGTCAGATTAGTAATTTTGAGAAGTAAGAAATATACTGATTTTGTGGATATGTCTATCAAACGTTCCCGGTTCCCGTCTTCCCAAAGAAGGTTTTGCACCTCTGAGTTAAAAATAAAGCCGATGATTGATTATATTCTCTCACTTACTGAACCTTGCTTGATAATTCAAGGTATTCGAGCAAAAGAAAGCGAAGAACGCGCCAAACTTCCTTATGAGTGCAATTACTTCGGAGAATATTTCGAACGTGTGAAAAAGAATCGCAAAGGAAAGATTGTTGAAGTATGGAAGCAGGATTATCGTAGAAAAGATGTACTTAAATGGTGTGAACACTATGATGCCAGCGTTTCCCGTCCGATTTTTCAGTGGTCAGCACAAGAAGTTATAGACCAGATTCTTTCTGTCGGACAAAAACCAAACCCTTTATATTATCGTGGATTTTCCCGCGTTGGTTGCTATCCCTGTATTATGTGCAGGAAGCAAGAGGTCAAGCTAATTTCTCAAGAAGAGTTTGGGCGGAGTCGCTTGATAGATGCCGAACGGCGAATGAAAGAAGAAACCCCAAAGGGTTCGTCTTTCTTCTCACCAGGCTACATCCCTGATCGTTTCTGTAAAAATAAGACTTATCCAACAGTAGAAGAAGTTTTCGAGTATGTGAACCGGAAAGATGCCGGCATGGATGATATGTTTGAACCTGAAGGTGGATATAGCTGTATGAGCCTTTATCATGGACTTTGCGAATAAGAAGTTTCGGTACTGGAGCCAAGTGCCGGGCGTGGCGCGCTTATTAAAGCAATTCACCGGGCTTGTCCTTCTGTAATGGTTGAGTGTTATGAGCTGATGCCGGAAAACAGAGAGTCTTTGCATTCATTGGAAAATGTGATACTGCTTGATGAAGATTTTACGAAAGACAGTGTAGGATATTACACTAAGATTATTGCAAATCCTCCGTTTTCCGGTAATCAGGATATAGAGCATGTCAGGCTTATGTACGAACGCTTGGAAGAAGGCGGCACGCTTGCAGCAATAACCAGCCAACACTGGAAATTTTCGTCTGAGAAAAAATGTATTGATTTCCGCAACTGGCTGAAAGAAGTACATGGAGAAGTGTTTGAAATCAGCGCAGGCGAGTTTAAAGAGAGTGGAACAACTGTTAGTACAATGGCGGTAGTTATAAAAAAATAATTCAAAATGGACCATAAATGAGTAAAACAACAATTTATTACCTATTCCTAGTAGTAATATATGTGCTGCTGGAATAGGTCTGTGTTTTGTTAGTCGTGGTAAAGTAACAGACATCAAAACAGAAAAAGAGGAACAAAAATGAAAATAACCCATCCCAGACCAAGAGAGTCGCCCGATCATACAGGATCTTTGAGAATATTAATATAGTCCTAACAATTACCTGTCAAACAATGATAACATTGAATAAATTGGCGAAGAGATGCCTTGAAACAGCAATGCGCAAAGGTAAAATCAATAATTATACCTCCAGGCGTGCCTTTATCTTATTGATTTCTGTCAAATGGAGGGAATTGCTTGAAGCTTCGAAATATCACAGCAAGCATCTGCCCGGCTATTCAGAACAGGAGATTGCCGCTGCAGGTATCATCATTTCCACCATAACTTATCTAAGCCGTATCGGATGCGCAAACATCGAGCAACTGATCAAGGATACGATAGAGTTCAATGACAACAAGGATGAATAGGTGTTGTGACTGACTTGAGTGATGTTGATTTTAAGTGTAGTTGATAAATAGTGAGTTATGACAAAAAACATTTCTATAAAGCTGCTGGACTTCAACAAGGGCCAGCTCGCCGGGCTTCCGAAGAACCCACGTTTCTTCCGGGACTATCGCTTCGAAGCGATGAAAAAAAGTATTTCCGACTCTCCTGAGATGCTTGATCTCCGTGAACTTATCGTTTTTCCATCAGAAGGCAGATACATTGTCGTTTGTGGTAACCTGCGTTTACGTGCCTGTAAGGATTTGGGCTATAAAGAACTTCCCTGCAAGGTGCTGCCAGACGATACACCCGTAGCCAAGCTTCGTGAATACGCCACAAAAGATAATGTAAGTTTCGGTGAGAATGATATGGATATTATGGAAAACGAGTGGGATAAGGCTGAGTTACAGGACTGGGGTATTGAGTTCGCTCCAGAAAAGGAAAAGGATGAATTCAAGGATCGTTTCAACGCCATATCGGATGACAACGCCCTGTATCCTCTCATTCCCAAATATGATGAGAAACATGAACTATTCATCATTATTTCCGGTAATGAGGTGGACAGCAACTGGCTCCGTGAACGGTTGGATATGCAGCACATGAAATCCTACAAGACCGGCAAGATAAGCAAATCGAATGTCATTGATATAAAAGATGTACGCCATGCCTTGCAAAATAGTAATTCCAAGCCATAAAAGGCATGACAGAGTGTTCGCCAAAAAGCTGGTGAATGATCCCATTGTCTGTGTGGCCGAGAGCCAAGCAGACCTGTATCGTGAATTTAACCCGGATTGCGAGATTGTCACCCATCCCGATGACATCATTGGTCTTATCCCCAAACGTAATTGGATGGCAAGATATTTCGGGGAGCTGTTCATGCTCGATGATGATGTCCATGCCTGCAAAACTCTTTATGCGGAGAAAGGCGAGTCCGGAAGAGTGAAAGACAAAGACAAGATTACCCGGATTATCCTCTCACTCCATGAAATGGCCAGTCTTATGGATATCCACCTTTTCGGCTTCACCTCACGGATATCACCTGTGATGTATGACGAAACGAGCTTTCTTTCTCTTTCAAAGATGATAACAGGATGCAGTTACGGAATTATCTATAACAAAAATACCTGGTGGAACGAGGAACTGAGACTCAAAGAAGATTTTTGGATAAGCTGTTACATGAAGTATAAGGAACGGCGTGTACTCACAGACCTCAGATACAACTTCGAGCAGAAAAATACATTTGTCAATGCAGGAGGGCTGGCCTCTATCCGCAATCAGGAAGAGGAACGGCGATCCATTCTTTTCATCAAGAAAAACTTTGGTGACAGTATCCTGTTAAAGAGCGCAACCAACAACGGGAAGGACAAGACAAAACAGCTCGTGCAATATAACATAACCTGTAAATTCAAATACTGATAATCAAATGAAAATGGCGATAAAATGGCGAAGATTCTGTTTGCCAAACTTGTCAATTACGACTATCTTTACTAATGTAATAAACAATAAGTCAAACCAAAAAACTAAAAATTATGACTATCAGAACTGTTGGAGGCTATGATTTTTTTGAAGTATCTTCTGCAATGCAGAAAGCGATCAGAAGGGCTGACGCAGCGGTTGCAGGCTTTTTTGCTTTGGAACTGTGGACCAGTGGTTACAGGGATTATGTATGGAAGCGTTTGTTCACCATCTCCGCCGAGGATTGCTATGGAATCGTGACCGGAGAAATAGAAGCATTATGG